CCAGTATTGAGCTTGAAGATCGGGGGAGTGGAAGCTGGGACGGGAGATCCTAGCTATGAGTCCTTCATAACTCGGGAATCGCATGAGGTCTTCAGGCGAGAGTTGGATTCCAAGAGGGTCGAACATTGAGGCTAATCCTTTGATCGTCGGTTTGTATCCAGAGTAAGCAAGTTGATCGTAGATATGCTTACAAATTCTGATAATGCGCTTATTGCCAGCGGAAGCGTGAGCTATTCCGATGGACCGAGCCATAAGGCGTTCGGGAGTGTCGCGCATCGTCTTAGGATGCAAAAGATGAGCAAGGAGATCAACATCGTCACGGATGGGCCAGCCGTTCCAGTTGGCGTAGCCAAGGACGTAGGCCATGTGAATTGATGGTGATACTTTGCACTTTTCGGCACTCAATTTAGAACCAAATCTGCGGAAGGCTTCTTCCGAAAATCGTTCCATAAAATCGGGCAAATCAGTAACAGGTACAAGACTTATGAGAGCGAAGAGGGCGTCGTCACCCATTAGTTTGAGGAAGAAGTCATCGGTGATGACAATTCCAAGGGCGGAGAGGCACGTGATGATCATGACACCATTGTAAAAGGAGTCGAAGAACTGGGTGCAGAAGATGCCAGATGGCATACCTGCCCAAAGGCGTGTGAAGATGTGTCCTAGGGGAGAAACACATTTCATGTTGAAGTATCCTTTGTTAATCCAGGTCCATAGACGTTCCAGGCGTACAGGATCGGTTTTCGCGTCAGGGTACAGCGTCGTGGGACAGTATCTTCCACAAAAGCAGAAGTACGTTTTGACGTTGTCCAAGATGTCTTGCCACACAGAGAAGTAAACTCGCATGTCGAATTCGGACCAATCAGAGTTGATCACGGGAAACACGTCTCGAAATCGAGAGCGGTATTCGGCGTTGAGTCTACACCAGCCACCATTAAGGGATTCGTAATTCCAAAGGAGCGGCGTTTTGCAGATTGTGAAGTAGTGAGAGAAGAGGGGCCAAAAGAACATGGCTTCTCCAAAGATGAAGTATTTCATTACACCCCAGACAGTGCGGACTTTTTCAGGTTCTGAAATTTCCACGAGAGCGGGTTTGACGTGTAGTTGAATGTAATCGGGGCAATCGGTGAGGATGCCTTCTTTCACATTGTGTATCACAGATCGGCAGTGTGTGAATATCTCCGTATAGAGGTTCGCAAAGAGGAGACGCGCGTTGGGGATGAGGCCAGAAGCGTGTTTGTCGTTAACAATCTTGCGATAGAGCGGAGAGTTTGAGAATGGTCGTTCTGCACTAGTGTCTGTTTTCCAGGGGTACCAGCGGAGATCGGTAAAATGAACAGGATGAATTTTCCAGCGGGGGCGAAACTTTTCGGTTATCCATGAGAGAGCAAAATAGTAGTGATGATCTTTTATGATATCATGTTTCGGGACGTCATACTTGAGAAGAAATTTCTGGGCATGAACAGGGTCGGAGCG